AAACAATCTAGATTTACCATCCGACGCAATCGAAATTCCTATATCTTGACAAGAATTTAGCAATATTTGAGAGCTGGAAGGACTGTTAGGAGTTAGCAGTAGTACTATATTTAAAGGAAAAGGGTATATCCAATTAAAAACTGAAGACGATATTGATAAAGTGTATGAGCCTGGAGTATATGCAATAAAAGGCACTTCATACAATGATCAAACGCTTCTTGTCTTCAGTCATAATCTGGGACAGTCAACAGTACAATTTAGAACTAATAACTATGGTGGTTTTTTAGTGTTTAGAATAAAATGGTGGAATGGTGGTTGGGGAACCTGGAAGACGGTTTCTTTGACATAAAATTTATCTGTTTGCACTTCTGGAAGGACTGTTAGGGATAAATGATACGTGGTACAAAAGGAGATTTGGTGAAATTACTGATTTTAATGAAGCTAATAATACTGGATATATGTTTGTCGATAAAACCCAATCATTGGATAATAAACCCAATACATCAAGTAATTATGGATTCTTGGAAACGATTGCTATTAATGAGGTCACCATCAAGCAAACTTTTGTAGATTTTCAGAGCAGATTTTTTATTCGAATATGTAATAATGGAACTTGGACTGATTGGAAACAAATACAAACAACATAGTATTAAAAATAAGTCATATTTTAATGAGATAAAACGGATGGGTGCCGGTCCACACCCGTCCGCTCCTCATGTTACCAAAGAATTATAGTATTTCTATATCTTCAGCATCATCCAGATTCTCATCAACTATATTCATGGATAAAGACAGGTCAACCCCAGTAGTATCCAAAAACAAAGCACTTACACGAAATGAAGCTGTGTTTGTCTTGCTCCGAACGAAGAGATGATCATTTTTTCGTTTGAACTCTATTTCAGAAATCATACTACCGTTGACTTTCCTTATGATATAGGAGTTACCAGTCTTACTATTAATAAAGAACAGACCTGTAGAACCACCCCAATATACATACAATATCATACCGATATAGGCGTTAGATGAACTCGCTAGGCGAACGACACATACTTCTTGAACGGAGTCTTTATTGCAAACCAATATAGGAGAAAGAACGCCTTTTCTCAAGAGCCCTTTACTTCCTAAATTAGCAATCGGCATCAGTTCTTCCAGAGCATAAATTTATGATCACAATGTTATAATTTGTTACATAGTTGCTACATCAGTCAAAGTTAAACCATTCAAAACGCTTGCAGGATGTGCTTCTACCGTAATTGAAGGAATATTTATAAATTTGCTAGCTCCTATAATTGATACGCAATAATTTATGTTATTTAAAGTTTTGTTATGTATGTATAAATTGTAATCAGAATCCTCTTTAACAAACATGTTGCCGTTTCCAGACATAGAGCATTTATGCCCTCCTTTCTTTACCGGGTAATATACTGCTAAGTCGATTTTTTTAAAATATCCATTTTCGTATACTGTCACCGTTAGTAGAGTATAATAATATTGTTTTAATTTCGTAGGCTTAATGCAAATAACAGGCCCTTCGCCAACGTATGCTATACACATATTCATGGATGCTAATCCTTTTGTTTCATTTGTTGCAAGTGGAAGAAGTCCTTCCAGTACTGAGGCATTGGCTTTCAACGCCTCACTTAATTCCATCTTTTCCATAATATTTTTTATTTACCAGTTTCCAAATTGTTTTTCTTATAATCCTGCCATGAGTCGGCGAGCTGCCCCACCGAAGCGGAAGTGTAGAGGTCAAGTATATGAATCTCGTCATCGGCAAGCTCCACAAGCTCGTTCCGATAGATCTTCTCCGCAAGCACGTGCGCCGGAAGACCGGGCACGTTCCTGTAAATGCCGTCAGCAATATCCTTACGGATATCCGCTATCACCATATCCTGTCTGTCTATCCCCGTGAACAGGGGAAATTTTGTAAAATCAACTTTCATAATATTCTTAATTAAATACTGTTATCCGCAATAAAACATAACCCAATAATTGCCCATACATTTAATGAATCCGGACGCATAATCCAGATCAATGGAGGACATCTCTTTTCCTCCGGGGGCAGGCAGGATGCGCCCGCCTGTCAGTCTTACCCCGCCGCTCATACGTTTGAAGTATATGGTATGTCCCGGAACATCCGGAGGAAGTGTCACTTCTATATTACCCGTATTAATAAACATCACATTGTCATCATTGTTATTCAGGGAGGTGCTGACGGATATGTTCCTCCAGTTGCCCACTATGCCACGGAGAGATACATAACTGTCATTGTCCGGATGAAGGGAAATGTTACCACCCTCCACGAACAGAGGAATGCTCGGAGTCTTGATGTGCATCCCGATCATGGGATTCGGACTCTGTATGTCAATTCCGGCATCATACGATATCCCTTCGATTGTGACAAATTTCGTGTTCCCTCCGATTTTTACACGTGCAAATATCCTTTCGTTATAAAACTCTATCTGTCCGGCGGATAGGTTGAAACCGACATGGGAATCCGTCCCCTCATAAAGAGTTTTTGAGGACAACATACCGGAATCTATGGAAAACGGACCGATACGTCCGCTATCCGCCGTGATTTTTCCGCTGATATCCACATTGACCGCCCTGATACCGTCCGCATCAATCATGGACGCCTTGATCTTCTCGGTCAGCAACAGCTTGGTGGCGATAAAAGTCCAGCTCTGTGCTACCTCCCAGTATTTTATTTTTCCCGAAGCCACATTCTGTTTGGGGGTTTCCGTCGAAACCGACGTATGCGAACGGATGCACAGGTACAGCAGGTTGTCATAAAGTACAATGTCGTAAAACTGCTGCCCTTGCTTGCCCTCCAGGTAAGACACAGACGCCTCCCATACACGCATACGCATGCGCGCCCCCTTATCTCCCTTGTCACCTTTTGGAGCAAAACTGACCTGTCCGGTTCTAGTCACCAACGGCATATCACCTCCTTATTCCTTGGTTGTGATGGTCCATGCCACGTTGCCTCCTGCCTGCTGGCACATGTCCCAAGTACACGTGCCGGAAGTGGCTGCTGTACCGGAAGTAGACGGGTTAAGGACTACTCCTGCACTGTCCATGAACACGAAATAGAAAGTCATGTCCTTGTACTTGGTGGTACTCCCACGCTTGACCAGAATGGGCTTATAGACCACCGTGTCACCACTTTCCCGGATGGTCTCGTCCTCGGGCGTGGGATTCAGGATCAAATCAAACGGATCGGACGCATCCATTACGGACTGCGTGTCCTGACCGATGAGCTTGCCGCCCTGGTACACCTCCGCCTTGAACACACCTGTCGTGTCAACCATATCGTTGGTGACGGTCAATGTCTGTGTGGTCTTTCCGCTCAGCACGCTCCACGCACCGTTGACCTGGTTGTACCACTTGTACGCCAGTCCGGTAGTGATCTCGTCACTGCCCATGCGCGCTACGGCTTTCAGAATGCAGCTCTGCCCTTTGTCCCGAAGGGTAAAATACTTGTTGTCACCGGCAATGATCGTCACATGCTTTTGGTTTCCGACCCCCTTGGTAATGGGGATGCTATAGACGAACTGGACGGTGTCGCTGGTATTCCCAACGGTCACGGTGGCTTCACCCTTGATGGTACAAGAGGCCGCTCCGCTCGCCTTGACCAGATTCTTGACGATCTGCAATCCGTAGTAATCCGTCGTACCGGGCTGGTAAGGGATAAACTTGAAATGTCCCGTCTCACCGCCAAACGTGTTGGTGGAGACATTGCCCGAGAACTTGATCTCGACATCATTGAAATACCATTTTATGGAGGAAGGAACCACCAGCCCTTCCGCCACCCGCGAAGAGGTGAGAATGAAGGACAAGACAGGCTTGAGCGAAGCGAAATCCGGTGCGATGTTCGTCGGCGCGGACGCTTCGCCCATATACTCCTGATACAGATCTCCCTGGTTACACTGGATGGCAGGCATGTATACGCCGCCCTTTTGCGAAAATATGACCTGTCCGGTCGCGCTGGCCAAACTCATGACGCTCCTCCTTCCCCGGTCGTTTCCGTACTATCCGTGCCTTCGGAGCTTTCGGTGTTGTCCTCCCCCCAAGAGGCAGGTGTGAATACTTCGACGGGATGGTCCGTACCGTCTATCTCTTCTTTCGCCGCCTGCGGGGTCAGGCAGACGCCGCCCGCTTCCTTGGCCCTGTCAAATACCGTGTCGCCGGGGAAACGTGCCACGTCCGCCTGCCACAATAATACATTGCCATCCGCTGTCCTGTTGCGGATATCGGTCAGATGCAACCGGTCGGCAACCTCCTTCGTTACTTTAATGTAAAATGCCATAATTCTATTGTTTTTAATGTTATCCAAATTTTCTTACTACTACCGCCTTGCCCCCCTGTGTGAGCACCTTGCCGCCTTGTGTCAGCGCCACGTAAGGGCCTCTGTCCTCCACCTCCAGCTTTAACATCATGCCGTTGCTGAAAGGTATCCTGGGAGAGTATCCGCCGGCAACCTTGGCATATCCGGCATCTCCGCTCTTCTTGACGTACCAGTGACAGTTAAACATGGCGGATGGATTCGGGATAACCCCCATGGTATCCCGAATGACGGGTCTGGGAAAGATGGCGTAAGTCCCATCCGGAACACCCGTAGGTACGCCCTCCCAGTCGGCTTCAATCTTCGGAATCCTGCGGCGTATCACCGTAGAGACTGCCGGGTCCGATGTGCCCGGGGTTGATGCCGGAGTCCCGGAAGCCGCATAGGTGGCCTTGCAGACAATCGTGATGTCATCACCTATATAATTGCGGTCAATCTTATATACATTCTTGTTCAGTGATACAAACTCCCAGTCGTTGTCACCCGCTCCTGTGGTTATCGCCTCCAGCGCTCCCGTAGACAACAGACGGTACCAGAAGAACTTGCATTTGCCCGTAGCCGTCACGTCCGTGTCGCCTACCATCAGTTTAGCCGTGATGGTCTGTGCGGTGATGTCACGCACCGGGTTCCAGTCCAGCGTGGACGGGCTGTCTATCGTCAATACGGGGATCGCATCCGTACCGTCAACCGCGCGGACAAGACAGCTCATCTGAAAAGTAAACAGCTGTCCGGTACGTGTGTCGGCATATTCCGCGTAAAACTCCAGCGTGACGGGTTTTAGGACGGTGACATTTTTTTTCATTGTGATCTGTCCCTTGCTGTCACCGGACTCCGTAATGCTGTAGCCTGTGTTTGTCGATGTGATAAGTGTGCGTGTGGTTCCGATGCGCTCGTACCACTTCATGTTGGTCAGCCTGGAGTTGACCGCCCCGATTTTAGTCACCGCTTCCGGATCGGTGGCGTTGCACCGCGGAAACAGGACCAGCGGTGTCAGCGTATAGTCCGGAGTGTATTCAGCTTTGTCAGCCTGGTAGACCTGCATGTCCGGCACGCTGCCCACCACCTCGATGTTACAACTGGTTTGTAACAGCCGGTAGTTGATTTCTATTTTTCGTTGCTTTGTTGCCATTGTATAAAACCATTTTAAAATGTTACAAAATTCTCCGCCACTTCAAACTGCTGCCCGTCACGCAATAACGCCTGTGCTTTAAACGTACACACCCGCATGTTGGTATAATTCGGTCCGAGATCATCTATCGTCAGAGGAAGATTTTTCCCGGCGCCGGCACGCTTCACCGCCCATGCGTTATCTTCTGATACATTCCCGGTATCACGCGTCCAGCTCACATCAGCGTCAAGTATATGATCTGTCACGTCACGGTTGTACAGCTTGCCGGTAATATATAACGTTGTGGAAAAAGTCTCGATATCAAAATACCACCCCTTTGTGCTGCCGATCTCTATCGTAAATTCCGGGTTCCCTTCCAGCATCGCCCATCCGGCCGCCGCATATTGCGGTTCGTCGGCTGTTCCCGTCATCAGGCACTTCCATTTGCAGCCGTAGTGCCAAACCGTGTCCGCCCGCTCCTGCGTATTGGTGTAAGGATTGTCAGAGGACGCGACTTCGGCCGACCAAAAGCCACGGTCCACCAGTTCCTGTACGGGCAGTCCCTGCCAGTCCACCCGGTAAAGTTCACCGAAGATGCCGGCACGGGCGAATATGTACGAGTGCTTATAGTTGACGGGGAGATTGTCAAACAAATCCAAATTGGGCAAACGCCCCAATATCATGTAATAGTTGTTCTGTTCCAAGACAGGCTTCGTTACTCCTTCCAGCCAGACAAGACATTTATCCGTGGTGGCGGACAAATACCAGTAGCTTTGCCTGTCCTCATTGAAGGCGTTTCCTCTTCTGGTAATGATCGTCAACTCTGTGGGAGGATAGTTTTTACCGCCCGGCACCTCACTGTCCGGGTATGATAA